CGATCGCATTAATTACACTAGGCACATTCCTAGTATGGATAACAGAAAAGGCTAACTGATGAGTCTATCGAAGCGAATCAAAGCAGCAGAGCAGAAGCGCATGAACAATAGCCAATGGGTCGAACCAATTATCCCAGGCCGCCCTGCTTACATGGCCCCATCTGGAATCGACGTCACCGCAGACTCTGCAATTCGCATGTCAACAGTTTATGCATGCATCCGATTGCTTGGGGATACGATTTCTTCATTGCCACTTTCAGCATACGTTCGACGTGGTCGAAACAGGCTCTCATACGCCAGCGTTTATGGATCGCAACCAGCATGGGTAAACAAACCAAATCCAGAAGCATCGCGTGTGGAATTTTACGAGCAGATCATCGCTTCACTTAATATTCATGGCAACGCTTTCATTCTGACGGTTCGCGATGACATGGACGAAGTCCAAGAGGTCTACTGCATCCACCCGGATGACATTCGAATCGAGCGACCACGTCCAGGCGAACCACTTATCTACAAGATGAAAGATCCTGAAGGAACCTTCTCTCGCACTTTGACATCACGCGAAATGAAACACATTCCACTCTTTAGACTTCCAGGATCCATGTACGGCCTCGGCCCGATCGCAGCAGCTCGTCTAACCATTGGCGCAGCGATGGCAGCAGACACATACGCAGCTGCATACTTTGGCAACGCAGCAAACCCTGGCGGCGTCATTGAAGTGCCGGGCGAATTAACAGAAGAGCAGGCAGGCGACATCGGCCGCGATTGGAACATCACTCACACAGGGCCGTACCGCGCAGGCAAGATCGGAATCCTTTCAGGCGGCGCACAATTTAGACCGCTAACATTAAACGCCGCCGACGCACAGCTACTAGAAGCCAGAAGATTCAACGTCGAAGACATTGCCCGATTATTCCGAGTCCCACTCAGCCTATTAGGACACCCAGTCGCAGGAGCTATGTCCTTTGCTAGTGTTGAAGCACAAAATCTTTCATTCGTGCAGCATTCGCTTCGCCCATTATTGGAACGAATCGAGCAATCACTTTCTGAATTACTTCCAGAACCGGACGGCTTCATCAAGTTCAACCTTGACGCATTGCTTCGCGGAACCACACTCGAGCGTTTCGATGCATACACAAAGGGCCTTCGCGAAGGTTTCCTATCACTCAACGACGTCCGCGCAGTCGAAGATTTAGCACCACTAGGCGAAGCAGGCGATCAATACAGAGTACCGCTGCAAAATATCGACGCAGCAGATGCACCAGACGTCGGCCTCAAATTACGATCAGAGATCGCAGCAAGCCTGATCCAGGTCGGCTTCGATCCAAAGGCCGTAACAGAAGCGGTCGGATTACCACCGATGGCACACACAGGGCTGCCATCAACGCAGCTACAGCAGATATCAACAATTGATCCAGTAGACCCACAAAGCGTCTACGAAGTCAACGCGAGAGAAGCACGCAACGAAGAACCTTCGATCGTGATTCAAGTCCCGGAATCAAACATCAATGTCGAGCGAACAAACATCAATGTTCAACCGCCAAACATCACATTCGAGACACCAAACGTCGACGTCCAAGTAGCAGCACCAAACGTCAATGTTGAATCACCAACAATCGAAGTAACAAATACAATAGAACAAAAGAGCGTACGTCGAAAGGTAATTCGTGACGAGAACAATCTCATCACAGAAATTATCGAAGAATTTGTGAAGGATGAAGAATAATGGCAACAGGTCTAAGCGCTTATCTAGCAAACAAATTCCTTGATGCAGTAGGAAATGCCACAGCATATTCAGCATCAAACGTATATGTGAAACTTCACATCGGAGATCCAGGAGCAGCAGGAACGGCTAACCCGGCAACCGAGACAACAAGAAAAGAAGTAACATTCGCTGCCGCTTCAACAGGAAGCATTGCTTCAGATGCAGATGTTATCTGGACAAATATCGCAGGCTCGCAAGACGCAACACATTTCACAGCCTGGGATAATTTGACAACAGGAAACTTCTTATTTAGCGGAACCGTTACAGGAAACACATACACAGCAGGCGACACATACACGATCGCAAGCGGATCACTTACAGCATCGCTGACCGTAGCAAGTTAAAATGTCGTCTGAATTTGTACTAGACACATCTAAATTAGATGAAGGCCGACTTGGGCCATTTGTTTATGCAACAGCAAACGCCGAGTTTGGATCAATAGCAGCAACCACAATAACCAAAGTCACCCACTTAGTTACTGCTATTGCTCCACTCGGAGAGATCGCAGCGCAGGCACAGGCAGGAATCAATAACTACGCCATAGCAGCAGCTGCACTTGGACAGATAGAAGCCAGCGCCACAGCTCAGATAGATCACCAGGCAACAGCACAGGCACTTCTAGGAATTCTAAATGCAAGCGCAAGCACGCAGGTCAATCACCAGGCAACAGCAATCGCAACCCTGGGAACGCTGGACGCAAACGCCAGAGTTTCAGTAGATCAGTACGCAACAGCCAGCGCCGAATTTGGAAGCCTTCAAGCAAACGCAACAACTACACAGCAAACGACACAAACAGCAGCGATCACAGGAAGCCCCTACTTTGTAAACCCAACTGTGATCACTCGGCCACAAATAAATAAAGCAGAAGCCCTGGCGCTGACACAATGGGGCGGAATGAAAATACAAGCAACATCAAGAATAGATTTCTCTGTGCTAAACGACGACGCAGAGCTTCTCTTACTGATTTAGGACACATATGCCATATTTGATAAGCGATAAGCAAAGCGACTGCGCAGGATGGGCAACCGTTAAAGAAGAAGCCGACGGCGGATATACCACAATCGGATGCCACGAAAACAAGCAAGACGCAATCGATCAAATGGTGGCCGTTTCGATCGCAGAAGAGATGGAACCAGGCGGCGAAGTAAGCAACCGAGCCGTTGATTTATCGCCCCCGGCATTTATTCAAGCAAACGCAAAGCGTGGACTTGCATATTTAGCAGAAGGATATGGCGGCGACGGCTTGACAGAAGGAACCAAACAAGCAGCTCGAGAGATGGCAGCAGGCAACATAAGCGAAAACAAGATCAGGAAAATGGCCCCCTGGTTCGCAAGACACAAAGTCGACGGCCAAGCACCAAAGAACAGCAACCCATCCGATCCACAATATCCAGGCGCAGGATTAGTCGCCTGGCTTTTATGGGGCGGAGACGCAGACTTCAGCGACCGAGCACAAAACTGGGCGCAGAGAAAAATAGACGCACTCGACGCAGAAGAAAACTCAAGGAGCAAAATGACTAAGAAAATAGAACGCCGCACATTTACGATCAAGAACGTAGAAGCACGCCAGGCAGAAGACGGAACGATGCGCCTGTCCGGATATGCCGCCGTTTTCAATAACGACAGCGTGCCGCTTCCTTTCATTGAGAGGATCGCACCGGGGGCATTTCGCAAGACCCTGACAGAGACACCAGACGTTCGCCTTTTGATCAATCACGAAGGCCTACCTTTAGCAAGAACAAAGAACGGAACCCTTCGACTAAAAGAAGATGAAGCCGGACTTTACATGGATGCAGACCTTCCAGACACGCAGGCAGCTCGCGACCTTTACACACTGGTCGAGCGCGGCGACGTTGACCAGATGAGCTTCGCATTCCGAGTGATCCGCCAGAGATGGAATGAAGGAAGAACAGAGCGCACTCTCACAGAATTATCCCTAGCAGACGGCGACGTTTCAGTCGTGACGTATCCGGCCTATCCAACGACCACAGTCGAAGCCAGGGAACAATTAAAGGCAGCGATGCAAGCAGTCAAAGAAGGACGCGATATCAGCCCAGAAACTATGCTGGTTCTAGAAAATATATTCTCTGATCTTTCAGAAGGTCACGAATACATTATGAAAGCAGCACAAATTATGTCTGAATTTATGATGATGGAAGACTCGACATACATGGAAGACGAAGAAGAAGATCGCGCAGTCGATACAGTCGGCAGCTTCGTCTCTTGGGATTCTTCGGGCGGCACAGCACGCGGAAGAGTCGAACACGTTATGCGTGAAGGCGTTCTAGGGATACCCGGCACAGATTTCTCAATCACAGCTGAAGATGACGATCCTGCGGTTTTGATTAGAATTTATGAAGAAGTTCGAGATGGATGGCAAGCAACAGAAACTCTCGTAGGACACAAAGCATCCACACTCACAGCGATTGATGCATTGCCAGAACCAAGCCCTGAAGAATCAAATCGAAAGATTTCTCTTCGCCTTGCGCAAGCAATTGTCAACAATACAAACTAGAATTCTGCTGCAATCAGCAGATACAAAGCCGGAGCGCCTCTCGCACCCAATATGCGCCGCGAGATTAAGTGACACCACTTTGATCCAAACCACACTCATAAGGAGATCAATAAATGTCAAAGTCTTTCCTTGATAAATTGATCGAGCGTCGTGATGCAGTTAAGTCAGAGATGGACGCAGTTCTCGAAGCAGTAGCAGAAGAGAACCGCACTGATCTAACAGCAGAGGAAACCACAAAGGTGGACACACTCGTAGAAGAATCACGCTCACTCGATACAAAGATCGAAAAGATGAAAACACAGGCAGATGCAGATGCAAAAGCATCTGAGATCCGCTCAGCAGTTTCAGACGTTGTAATGCCAAAGATCGGCGGCGCAACAGTTACACGCGAAGAGCGCACATACTCAGCAAACTCAACATCATCATTCGTGAAGGACGCATTCAATGCGCAATTCTCAAATGACTATGCAGCAAACGAGCGCCTAGCACGCCACATGCGTGAAGAGTCAATCGAGCGCCGCGATGTTGGAACAGCACAGTTCGATGGTCTTGTAATTCCACAATACCTCGTCGACCTTGCAGCTCCACTAGCACGCGCAGGCCGCCCATTCGCGGATGCAGCGACAAACAAGATGGCACTTCCACCAAGTGGAATGACGCTGAATATCAGCAGAATGACCACAGGAAGTTCAACAGGCGTACAAGTTACACAGAATGATGCAGTATCAGAAACTGATATCGACGACACACTACTCACAATCAATGTGCGTACGATCGCCGGACAGCAAGATATTTCACGTCAGGCACTAGAGCGCGGAACAGGCATCGACACATTTGTGATCGCTGACTTGATCAAGTCATGGCATACAACACTTGATTCACAGATCCTAAACGGTGCAGGCACAGCCGGCACAATCAAGGGCCTTCGTGCATCAGGTGGAAACGCCATCACATTCACATCAACAGCACCAACAGTCGGATTGCTTTATCCAAAGCTTGCTGACGCGATTGCACAGATCCAGACAAACGCATTCGTCTCACCTTCACACTGGGTAGTTCATCCACGTCGCCTAGCCTTCTTGCTTGCAGCAGTAGACAGCACA